CGAAAGGGACATAACGCTGAAAAGCAAAGCAAGAACTACGATGACATTGACTGGAGTAAAGGAAAGAAGTCAAATGTAAAGGTTCGTATTAATGGCAAAGAAGTATGATTTTAAATGCCTTACGGCAGAGTCCCAAAGCCTTATGGCTGCGGTATGGCTTTTCCCTCTTTCGCCCGATAAGTAAAGGGGTTTTTTAACAATGCTTGAGTTCACACAGCACCCAATCCTCAAGGCTCCCTCTGACGAGGAAATAGTAGCCCTGGGGGAGTTGGACCCCAAACTTCTGCAAAAGCTCCATGAGGCGCACGAGGGACGCATCCGTGCGGCCGAAGAAGACCCACTTAGACATGGCTTCGATTTGGCGGGCTGGTCCCGAATGCGAACTGCACTTACCAAATATGATGAAGTAATTACCTTCGGGGGTAACCGCTCAGGTAAAACCACAGGATGCGCCAAAATGTTAATGGAGGCTGTTACTACCGAGACGGACGGGTACGTTGTATGCTTCTCACAGAACGCTGACACCTCCGTAAAGGTCCAACAGGCTGCGGTGTGGGAAATGATGCCCAAGGAGTTCAGGCGCAAAACTAAGAGCATTGACGGCTACATCAACTTCTCAATGCAGAATGGATTCACTGGCAGTAGCTTCATCTTCCCTGATACTAGAACACGGGTTGACTTCAAAACATATACGCAGTTCAGCAATAACCAGACTATCCTTGAGGGCTTTGAGTTCGGCTTCAAGAACCCCACGGGCCTAAACATCGGGGCATGGCTGGATGAATACCTGGGCGATGCAGCGTTAGTTAATACTTTACGGTTCAGGCTTGCTACCCGAAACAGTAAGATGCTTCTAGGCTTTACACCCATAGACGGATATACCCCTTTTGTAAATGAGTATCTGAAAGGTTCACAAACCTTGAAGACGCGCCACGCAGAACTGCTTGGACGCGAGGTTCCAGTTGAGCAATACAGCCCTGAGCGGGATGCTGGGGTTGTTTACCTGCACTCGGACGAGAATCCTTTTGGGGGCTATGACCGTATAGCCAAGGACCTGCGTAACGAGAACGAGGATAAGATAATGGTCCGTGCGTATGGCTTGCCTACTAAGTCAATGACTTCGTTGCTGCCTAACTTTAGTCCAGAGATAAATGTTCTAAGCGAGGAACCCAATAAATACGGGATGGCATTCCCAAAAGATGTAAAATCATTGACATGGTATCAGGTAGTTGACCCAGCCTTTGCTAGGAACTATGTGGCACTATGGGCGGGTGTATCCGAGGAAGGTGAAATATATATCCGCAGAGAATGGCCTGACAGGGGTAGTTACGGTGAGTGGGCATTGTTCGGGGACCCGAAGTGGAGATACGGCCCAGCAGCTAAGAAGTTCGGCTATGACGTTGAGCGTTATACTGAACTATTCAAAGAGATTGAGGATGAACTAGGGATTAATGTAATGGAGAGAATCGGGGACTCCCGTTTCTTTGCCAAGGAGAATGAAAACAATGTTGACCTCTTTACTAAATTTAATGACTACGGATTGAGCTTCTTGCCCTCCGATGGTCAGACTGAACAGATTGGTTGCACTGCCCTTGATGAGTGGTTCACGTATAATCCTAACTATGACATTGATGAGGCCAACCGCCCTCAATGCTACATACACGAGGACTGCGGAAACCTTATCGAGAGTGTGATTAACTATAACTCACGAGGAAAGAACGATGAGGCCCTTAAGGACTTCTTCGATATTCTTCGTTACTTGCGAATGTCCAATGGTGGCTACGGACCTGATTACTTCGCTTCAAATGATATGTACGCCACTACAACAGGACAAGGAGGATATTAATGGCTAAGAAAAAACTAACACAGATAGTAGAGGAACACGAGATTGAGTTCGATGAAGCTCTTGAGATGGCTCAGGAAAAACTGCCCGAAGGTAGTCTTACTGGAAAGGGCAAGAACACCTGGGTTACCGAAGAGGGAACTAAAATACTAGAGGATTCCTTTTGTATTACTGAGATTATTCCTAAGCACTTTGAGGGAGTTGTGTTACAAGAAGCACCGAACCCCAAGTGGAACTATGTAAGGCATCCAGTTACAAATAAGCGTGTACCCGTTTTGATTCACCGCCGCTGGCAAGGTAGGCTCGTGGGTAAGGTAATTATTTTTGAAGCAATCGAGGACACACAGGGAGTTACCTATCGCCATGTCATGTAAGCAAGATATTACCCTCAACAGGGATTGGTGCAGGGAACAAGCCGATAGATTATCCTCATGGGAGATTCTTAGACGCTATGTTTTGCACATGACGGAAGTGCCGATGACTAATGCAGAGCTATGTGATACAATAGGCGTATCCTCGACCTATACTATTCGGTTGCTTAACTCAATTCAAAAGAGAATAAATCCTGACGATGCAGAATGATTCAATTTCTGAGTCCCTTACTTACGTAAGTGACGAACCCGATATTAAAACCCTACGCTATGCTTATGACCAAACGGTCAATGAGCTTGAGTCGTACTTTGACCTGTGCCGTACGTCCTATGACGACCGCCGCAACTGGTGGCCTGGCAAGAGCCGTGACCACCGCAAGCACGGTGCTGATGCTTTCCCTTGGGAGGGTGCATCGGACACTGAGTGCCATGTTATTGATGAGCGCATTACTAGACTAGTATCGCTGTTCATGGCATCATTGAATCGTGCAAACGTCCGTGCTTTCCCAGTTGAGAGCGGTGACATTGCCCGCAGCAAGGTAGTATCTGGTTTCTTGAAATGGATGGTATCAAGTGGTTATATCCCACGTTTCTATCGTGAAATGGAACTCGGTGCTAACTATCTGCTTGAGCGTGGTATTCTGATTACCTATGTTGGATGGCAGCGAGAGGACCGCAGGTTCCTGCAAACGCTTGACCTGAACCAGATTGCCGAGATGTCACCAGAGATTGCTGACGCGATTAACTCAGGCGAAATGGACGATGAGCTTGTTCTTTTGATTCAAAACATTTTCCCAGGTAGCACTACCAAGCGGGCCAAGAAAGCAATCAAAGAATTACGCAAGAACGGAGTAGCTGAACTTCCTATTGTTCGCCGTCAAGTCAACGCACCAGATGTTAAGACACTTGCGCCCGATGGTGATTTCTTTTTCCCACCATACGTTACTGACCCGCAACGTGCGCCCTATTGTTTCTGGCGTACTTACTACACACCACAAGAACTAGAAAACAAAGTTGTAACCGATGGATGGGATGAAGGATTTGTTGAACACGTTATTGAAAAATACAGAGGTGTTAATATTGATAGCATTGAGCGCGAGCAAGAAGGTCGCCGCTCTATTAGCCTTACTGATAATGCTTACGAAGCCGAAGAGTTAATTGAAATTTGCTACGGATACCAACGCCTAGTTGACCAAGAAGACGGCGCAGAGGGCATTTACTGCACAGTATTCCACAAGGAGTTCAGCGGTGACGAGTTCACGCAGGGCTACGCTAAGTTTGAACTTCTTAATGGCTACGAAGATTATCCAGTAGTTGTCACTCGTCTATCTGAGGACAGCAAGCGTCTATATGATGCTACTACTATTCCTTCCGTCCTTCGGGGTATCCAGAATCAGGTCAAGGTTGAGCGGGATTCACGCATTGACAGAAACAGCCTAGCGACATTACCGCCTATTCTGCACCCCGTTGGACAAGCCCCAAGTGACTGGGGACCAGGACGTATGATTCCTTATCGCCGCAAGGGTGACCTGGACTTCGCTCCTACCCCTGCTTATAATACTGGCTCGCTTGAGATGGAGAATACCCAACTGCAACTGGCTGACCGCCTTGTAGGACTGGACGAAAGCTCATCCATTAGCCAAGTTCGTAAACAATTCTTGGTGGACAAGTTCCTTAGCCACACTGCCGAGGTGCTTCGTATGGCTTACAAATGCTTCCAGCGTTTTGGACCCGATGAAGTCTTCTTCCGTGTAACAGGTATCCCTGACCCGCAGGTTCTAAACAAGGGGAACCCTGACGAGAACTTTGACATCCTTATTAACTTTGATGTGCAGAACACTGACCCCGAAACGGTTCAGTCCAAGTTACAGCAGTTCGTGGCGTTGAATCAATTAAATGCGAATGGTCGCATGAATGTTGATAGCTTACTGGATATTGCTGCCGCGAGCATTGACCCAATCATGGCTGACGCTGTTCTACAACCAGTTGAAAGCGCACAGCAACAAGTGGTCAAGGATGTAACCGATGACCTTACAAAGATATTCTCTGGTATTGAGATGCCAGCTCGTCCAGCGGGAGCGCAGATTGCAATGCAGGTTATCCAGCAATACGCACAGCAGCCAGATATTGCAGAGCGTTTGCAGACCGATGAAGCCTTTGCTGCTCGTCTTGAGAAGTACGCTGGTCAATATACCTTCCAAATGCAGCAAGCACAGAATGCTCAGATTGGTCGCGTAGGCACAGCCCCAGCACAGATGGGTAATGTCCAAACACAAGGAATGCAGTAATGCCTGACAAGAAACCCACTATCCGTATTTTTCCTACAAAGCATCCATTTGTTAAAAACAAGGATGGCAGTCAAAGCAACGTCAAGATTGGCACTTTTTCTTTTGGGGAAGGTGACAAGACTGTTCATGTTCTTTTGCCAACAATGGTTGGCGGTAAACAACTAGATAACAAAGAGGCGGTAGAGATTGCAAAAAAAATGGGTCTTAGCCGTTATCCTAAATTTAAAACACAAGAAGAAGCTGATGCCTACGCCAAGAAAATTCATGGCAGCATTAGTGAACAAGGATTCCTTTTAAAATAATGGCAGACAATAAGACAGCACAGGAGTACGCACAGAAGCGAACCAAACAAGAACAAAAGGACGCAAAGGTTCGTGAGGTTGGTCGTAAACTAGTGAAGCGTTTCGGCAACCGTCCTCATGCGATTGTGGCTATGTTGGGTAACATTGATGTTGAGACTGGCGGTAGTTTTGACCCCAAACAGAAACAATACAGAGGTGGTCCAGGTCGCGGTTTGTTTCAATTTGATTGGCATAAGAAACATTACAAGGATTACCTAGAAGAGGAAGGTCTGGAGGACAATGAGGATTCCCAAATTGAATATGTTTACGAAAACATTTATGGCAACAAGAAACATATTGTCGGCGAAGGAAATGCCAAAAAGCTAAGGGCTGCATTTGATACTCAGGATTCTGTTGCTATTTCCGATGTGTTCCAGGAAAAATTTCTGAGGCCACAAGAGGGCAAGGAACATACCGACCGCCGCAGAGATGCCACACGAATGTACACAATGGCATTCATTCCCGCACGATAATTTATGAGCATCGAAAACGACCTACAAGCATTGCACAACCATGAGCATTTTGCTCGATTTATGGGAGTGATACACAATCTCCGTGAAGAAGCCATTGGTGAGCTTCACGAATCCACAACGGATAATATCCAGCAGGTCTCAGGTAGGATTATTACCTATGACCAAATTTTACAGTTCGCTGGTTGGGAACAGTTGCGTTCACGTTTTAAAGACAGTTTGTAAACATAGGTGTTATAATGCGTCCATCGCCATCGCTCGGCGTAAATGAGTGGACAAATTATGACTGACGAAATCGCAACTGCTAACGCTGAGGCAGACACAAATTCAGTGGAGAGTACTAATATATCCGTTGCGGACTTAGCTAATCGGAGACTAGGACAGATGCAAACTGAGGAAGAATCCCAAGTGGAGGAAACCGAAGAAGCAACCGAAGAAGTCGAAGAAGAAGCAACCGAGGAAGTAGCCGAGGAAACCGTTGAGGAAACTCAAGAGGAGACTGAGGAAACAACCGAGGAACAGTCCGAAGACGTTCTTTCACAGTTGGACCTGGACGATATGTCCGAGGAAGAGTTAAGGGAACTAGCCGACAAACTAGGCAGTCGTGCGGTTGCTCGCTATGGTGAGCTAACAGCTAAACGCAAGTCAGCCGAGGAAAGGTTAGCAAGCTTAGAGGCTTCGCTTAAAGAAAAGAAGAACCCATTGGACACACCCAAGAAGGTTGACAACAACCCCTTTGGCAACATCGAGACTATCGAAGGTTTGCAAGATAAGGCGGATGAAGTTAGCAATATTGTGGAGTGGGCAGAGGATGTTCTTTTTGAGAGCGACAACTATGCTGCTGACGATGTAGTAACCGAAGTAGATGGTAAGGATATGACTAAGGCTGATGTGCGGAAAGCATTGCTTCAAGCACGTAAGGCTCAAAAGACATTCCTACCTGACCAGTTAAGAGTTCTTCAATCGCAAGAAGAAGCAGAGCAAATGGCTCAAGGCTTTGAAGCGAAAGCAAAAGATGAACTAGAATGGCTACAAGGTGAGGACAACGACACCCGCAAACAATACGAGGCCGTAGTTGGGGACGAACGATTCAAGGAACTTAAAAAGGTTCTGCGAAAGGAAGCCCCCGACATTGCATCTCAGTTGGATTACTGGTTCGCTCATGGCGTAAACAGTATCTATGGACGCAAGCCCGTAAGTGCAAAGCCATCAAGCCCAAAACTTAACCCACCCAAGACAGGCAATCCATCCGCTGCACAGCCCGAAAAGGCTGCTGGAAGAACAGCCAAAGCCCTTAAGGAATTAGAGGCTAGGTTTAAACAATCGGGTAACCCACGCGATTTCGCCGAACTTAGAAAACTTAAAATGGCTAACCGCCGTTAATTACAATCATTCACTTATAACTATTATTTATAATGGCATTCTCAAACACATTCGACACCACCAATCCTGGTTCTGGTGTATCTAATCGTGAAGACCTCACTGATGTCCTCACTATCCTCGCACCCGAAGAGACTCCTATTCTCTCTAGTGCTAACAAGCAAAAAGCATCCGCTACTTTCGTAGAGTGGACCGTTGACAGCCTAGCTGCCCCAGTTACCGCTGGTATCCGTGAGGGTGCTGACGTTGGTGACGGCAACTTCACTGACAAGTTCGCTTCTCGCGCTCGCCTCGGTAACTACATCCAGAAGTTCCGCCGTGACTACCAAGTCTCGGACCTTCAAGAAGCTGTTGACTCCGTTGGTCCTGCCAAAGTTGCACAAGCCGAAGCTAAATCCATCCGTGAACTAAAACGCGACATTGAAGCTACCCTCGCTGGTACTCAAGACCGCGCAGTAGAAAACGGTACTGACACCGCATACGCCCTTCGTGGACTCGGTGACTGGATTGATTCCGCTGGTCCTACTGACGTTCCTGCTGGATTCCGCACACCTGCTGCTTCTATCGCTGACGTAACCGATGACGAGTTCGCCGAAAGCGAGCTTAACGGTCTCATCACTTCTATCTTCGGAGTAACTGGTACTGCCAACAACCTTATGCTTGTTGCTGATACTGCTCTTCGTAACGACATCAGCGACTTCGCTCGCATCGGTGGAGTAAGTGGTGACTCAGTACGTAACGTCAACTACAATGGTGACAGCGGTAGCATCAAGCTCTCCGTTGACCTCTACCAAAGCGACCACGGTGTTGTTTCGGTTGTAAACGCTAACCCTGACTGTATGCCCACACAAGCTGGACAAGCAGGAATGTCTGGTTACTTGGTCAACCCTGAATACTACGGTGTTCACGAGCTTATCCCAATGGGAAGCACTCGCCTACCTAATCAAGGTGGCGGTGAGCGTGGTTACGTTGACTGTGCATTGACCCTCGGTGTTTACCACCCAGGAGCGCACGGTAAGATTACCGCATCTGCTTAATCGAATTGAATCTGGGTTGGGGGGGATGCGTTCCCCCCGCCCTTTTTCTATATGGATATAATTATACCCAACATCAAGAAGTATTCGGACGGCGAGATTGACCGCGCTTTCATGCGTGAAATCAAGAATGGTTTTGCACTGGAGCGAGCCACCGAACAAAATAGATTCAATCAGGCAGTCAAGGAAGCCACAGCACTAAAAGGAACTGAACACCCTACGCTTGGAAAACCTGTCGCCACTATGCCAGCCCGTGAGTTTTTCAGGCTGACACAAAAATACGGACATGAAGAAGTTCATTCCAAAAAATTTCTACAATACTACAACAAGAAGTATCCCGAACTTAGCCCCAACAAAGCATAATGCAAACTAGACTATACGGTGACCTTTTTAAATTAATCCAATCTCTTTCGGGGGTTGGTTCTTTTGCGTCCTCCGAGCAGGATGACATTGCTAATTTTATTAACCGCCGTTTTTCTGAGGCTTTTCAAACAAGTCAAATGTGGCCCCGTTACCTGGTAACTGGTGAAGAACGTGCTATCGCTACATCACCAGCACAGACAGTTCCTTACACAGAAACTGACAAAGATAACATTGGTGAGTTCATCCGTATTCATCGGACTGAGCCATTCTTGCGTAACTCCGCTTTGGAGTTCGAGTTCTATGTTGACGGAACTGGGGCGCACATAATGAACCTTACAACCGCTGATGCCACATCGGTGTTCGTAACTTACAAAAAAGAGTTCACCCCGTTTGCTGTAACATCTAATTACACAACCAGTACGGTTGCTGTGCCTTCTGAGTTCTTCCATTACATTGCTCACGCCGCTTATGCTGACTTCCTTCGTATGGATGGTCAGACTGACAAGGCTCTCATTGAAGAGCAGACCGCAGGTAACTACCTAGCACTAGAGCTTGAGCGTATTGATTTAATCAATAACAATACAAATGTAAAACAACGCTTTTCAACTTACGTTAATCGGCAAGCCCGATAACAAAACCCCCTGTGATATAATACCGCTATGGCTAAATCTATTAACAACGCACTAGAATTTTCAACCCAAGGTTCGCAAGTCATTGACTCCGCAAGTGGAGCAGTTACTGGCCAACAGTTCGGAGCTTTACAGGTCATTAATGACGCTGTTCTTTCGGCTTTGACTGCCTCCAATGTGGTTGACACAAGCAAGCTCCTTACTATTACAATCCCCGCTGGCACTGTCCTTTATGGCAAGTTCAGCGCGGTGACTGTAACTTCGGGTGTAATCGTAGGACACAAGTACTAGAATGTTTCTAGCACTCAAGAACGGCCTCGGTAGAACAGTAGTATTCTTCCGAGGATTGCTTGACGAATACGGTGGCTCCGCAGCCGCTTATTCTTTACGCCGACTTGGGAGTGCATACAGCGGTCCAATCGTAAAGGTCCGTAGGGATTCGGACCAAGCGGAACTGGACTTCACATCAGTTTCTACTGTTGAGGACTGGGTAAACGGCAAGCAGGAGACAACGCTCCCTGCTGACATTGCGACCTCAGCAGCCGCTTACGGATTACGTAAGTTGCGTAGTGCCTACACAGGTGACGCAGTTCACATCCGTAGGTTATCTGACGATGTTGAGGTAAACGTGCAGTTCGACAGTAACGATAAGGTAAGCGCAAGTTCTCCTATTACCAATGTAGAAGACATTTCGTTAATTAATGAGTCAAGTTTTGCTACCGACACTGGAGGGTTTGCATCAAGTATTTCAGGGGCAAACTTTACCTTTGGTAATACGCTGGACGGAAAGTCCGATGTATTATTTGCTACCTTTGATGGCGCAGGATTGTTTGGGCTGAATTTTGCTACAAGTGATGTTGCCATTGGCGATGTTGTTATTTATAACTTCGAGGTATATTGGCCATCTACCAATACAGGTGGGCTTCCAAGCTTAAGGATTCGTTCGGGAAATACAAGCATTGGTCACACCGATGACCCTCTTCCATCTGAGGATTCGTGGTACACGTATTCAGGTCAGTTCACAGTAACTAACAATACTCCAGTAGCTCTTACGCTTACTGCGGCTAATAGCTCTGGTCTTACGACTGGCGATGTTTTCGCTATCGCTAGCGGTTCTTACGCAAAGAAACAAGACGAAGGGAATACCACAGCAACCACGCTGGGCGGGTTCTTGACTGAGGCAACCCCAGGAAGAAACAGAACTGGTTCTGCTAGGTACGATACCTTTACGCCAGATGGTGTTACTGGATTTACGGCTATCACAAACAATATTGCTGCTTGTGGCTTTGAT